GTGGGTCCGCGAGTGGCGGGGTAGGCCCGGCCGGAGTGGACGGCCGGTAAAGGCGTCAGGCCTTGGCGAGGTCGATGCTGACCGGCGCCCAGGGCGCGTCGGCAGAGGCGCGCTCCTTGATGCGGTAGTAGGTTTTCGAGCCCACGATCCGGATCGCTTCGCGGATGGCATCCATGGCGCGGTTCCAGCGCTCGTCCTCGACATCGAGGCTGAGCAGCGTGAACAGAAGCGCCCGGTTCACTTGCCCTTCCTTGTCGGTGTTGAAGGTCTTGGTGATCAGCGCGCGGATCTCGGGGCGGCTGTCGGCGGCCCATTCGTTAAGGCACTCGTCAAGCAGCGCCTTGCCGATCTGCAGTTCGGGGCCAAAATCGAGAAGGTCGTTGACGCGCACCTCGATCTGCATCAGCCCGTCGAAGGTCTGATAGGTCCGATTGCCTTTCGGACCGCCTTTGGCGAGACCGTATTCTTGCTCGAGCAGCGCATCGAAGCCGCCCAAATCCTCGTAGGTGTGCTCCTTGAAGCGCGTGACCTGCTCACTCAGAGCCTTGGCATAGCCCATGATCTTGCGGACGGTTTCGTCCTCAAGCTTGTGCTGCGCCTTGATCAGCTCGACCGGCATGAGCGCGCCTTTGGCGTCGGTCATGTAGGATTTGCCGTTCACTTCGACGATGCCGGAGGGCACCGCCGCGGGGTTGAAATCAGACATTCTTGGGTTCCTTGTTGGTGGTGGTTTTGCGGTTACGTTTTGCGAGGCGTTGAAGGGCTTTCGTGATCGCATCCGCTGCATCTTCGAGATCGATGTCGTCGATGCCGCGTTCGTCCTTCAGGATCTGAGCAACGAGGATGAGGGTTCCTGTGTCGATCGAGATGGTGAGGTCCTTAGCCATGATCCGGCACCTGACTGTTGCGGGTGGTGGTGAAGGTGAATTTCGGCGTGGCTGCGCCAGGGTAAGCCGGGGCAAGGCCGCAATCGGCGAGCAGGCAGGCCATCGCCTCGATCTCTTCGAAGCTGACCATCGTGATGCCGCGCGCACCGTAGAGATCGATCTTTCCAAGGCCCGTCGCGGCCCGGGTCACCATCTCTTCCGGGGTCAGACGATCAGGCATTCTCAACTCCTTTCGTCGGGTTGATCGGGCACGCCCGGCACGCGCCCCAGTGCTTCAGCTTTTCCGGGTTCGAGGTGGACATCGGCGTGGTCGCGAAATCACGGCAGTCCTCGGCCGAGATCCCGCGGCGCAGGTGCGGGCACATCATCTGGTCGCGGTAGAGCTGCATCACGGTCGCACCATGCTTGCGCGTCACCAGGTCGAGGCTCTTGGCCGGATAGGTGCCGTTGATCAGCATCGAGACGGACGGGCGGGCCATGCCCACTTCGCGCGCGATCTGCGCGATCGCCTTGCCTTTGGCCGCTTCCGCCTTCAGCAGCTCGATCCATTCCGGGTTCGGCAGATCCATCAGAGACACGGGAAATCCTCCCCGGTGTTGAAATCGTGCACGATTCCGAGCTTCGAGCGATGCAGCGGCGCCCTCGGGCCGGTGTTCCGCACCAGGCGAAACCGCTTCGATCCGTTGGAACCGGGCCGCGTTCCCTTCCGGCGACCTGGCAGATCGACCACATAACCGGCCGATTTCAGGATACGGATGTAGCGCCCGGCACTGGTCATCGCATCGCGCTCGCCATCGACGGCGTCGCAGACCACATCGCTGATGGTGAACACCCCGCGCAGGCGCATCGAGCGCCAGACGCGATCCAGAAACCTGTTGGTTTCCTGACGCAGCAGAACATTTGCCGAGGCATCGATCGGACCGCTGGTGATGATTACACCCGCAGCGAGCGCCTCCTTGCCGCGCGCGGTGATCTCATAGATCCCGACATGGCTGCGCCTGGCATAGGCCCGATCGATCAAAGACGCCGCCGCTCTTGACACCTGCTTCGGCGACACATCCATAGCCTTTGCGATCATGTGCGTCGGAACCATGAGACCGCTCGAAAGGTGCTGCAGCACGGCCATCTGCAGCACCCCGGGGCGATAGATCGCCATCACGCCGCCACCGTCACGATGATTTCCTTGCCGTTCGTGCGGTCGGTCATGATCGGTTGCCCGGCCATGTCGGCCAGCGTCACGCCGCCTTCGTCGATCTCGGCGCGCAGCCCGAACCGCTCGATATGCGCGATGGCATCGAGGATTTCGCGATTGAAGCCCTTCGAGGCCCGCCAGACATATTGGATCAGCTCCTCGGCCACCGGCACTTCGCAGCGCTCGCGGATGATGGCCCGCGCATCGTCGATCGTGGCAGGAGCGAAAGCGACCTTGTTCGGCGCCCGGCTCTCGATCTGGGGAAAGCGGCGCAGGTTGTCGCGCAGCGTGCCCATGCCCACCAGGATCGTCGGCAGGAACTTCAGATCGGAGATCCCGCGGATCGCTTCCATGATCTCGCCGCGCGACGACACCAGATCACATTCGTCGATCACGATGCCGAAGGTGCGGTCTCGCAGGGCAGCCCGATCGGCCCGATCTTGCAGCTCGCTCAGGACCCGTGCGAACCGATCCCTCTTGCCGCGGATGCTCTTCGGATCGACCGACAGCTCCGCCAGCAGCTCTTGGATGAACCAGCCGTAATCCCAGCCCTTCTGCGCCCGCAGATAGACGCTGCCCGTCTGGGTCACCCAGCGATTGAGCGTGGTGGTTTTGCCCAGGCCCGGCTTGCCATCGACGACAACCATGCAGGCTTCTTCGGCGCCGCGCTCGTTGAGCTTCTTCAACGAGGCATAGAACTCGCGGACGTTGGTCGTCTCGACAAAGACGTTTCTCATGTTATGCTCCCTCATCTTCCCAGTGAAGTTCGTCAGGCAACGGCGCGGAGGAGGTTTCGCAGCGCCTCCAAGTCGATGCCTGACATTCGAAACAGCTCCCGCGCGTCCGATCTGTTCATGCAGCCCCTCAGCACGGCGATCTGGTTTGGTTTCAGCTCTTGCGGATGCTCCAGCGCCCAGACGGCGAGAGCCTCGTCGGAGACAAATGTCCGACGCTTCGCCACCGGGGCGGAGGCCACTTCTTCGGGCGCGATGCTGACCGCGCATGACACCTGAACCACTTCGGCGGCAGGCATATCGAAGACCGCTGCAGGGATGTTCTGCGCCCGCATATCGACCAGCTGCTGCCCAGCTCGTTCGGCCTCGACAGCATCGATCTTGCGCTCCAGACGCTTCAACTGCCCCTTCGCGCGGTTCTCGACGGCTTGCTGCTCGAAGCTGACCGGGAAATACCGCTGCGCATTGGCCATGAACCGGGCAACGCAGATCAGCTTTCCGGGCTGCCCGCTCTCGACGTCGAACTCGCGCACCCAGACGCGGTCCGCCTGGTGATAGTCGTACCCAACCATCACCTTCGTCTCGTGATAGGGAGCAAGGGCATGGTCGAAATAGCTGTTCGTGTTCCAAAGCACCTCGCCGCGCCGCGTGGTGCGGATCTCGTAGGGGCGGAACAGATCGTCAGCCTCGTCAGGATCGACGGTTACCGGCTCGAACCCGCGCACCACATGGGCCTCCCAGCACTCGTTGGGCGACATCGTGCGCAGTTTGCCCGTCTCAGGGTCGCGGATCTGCGGCAGGCTGCTGTGCGGCTTGGCATTGTATTCCGCGACCATGTCTTCGCAGAGCTTCACGAACTCCGCCCAGCTCGGCAGGGCTCTGGACCGGCCGAATTCACGGATTTCGCGCCGGGTCAGCTTGTGGATCTTGTCGCCCGCTTCCTTGTCCATGTCGGCGCCGATGTAGGTCGGAAGCCGCTTGGCGAGCGTGTCCCAGATCGTGTGCTGGATGCGCTCGATCCGCCCCTTGGCTTGGCTGCCATAGGGCAGCGCATGCGCTTTCGTGATCCCGAGCCGCCCCATCAGGCCGGACACATCGGCATCCATCGCCTCGTTGCGATAGCCCGGGCCTCGGTCCACATAGAAAATCGCGCAGATCCCGTGCGTGACGCAGGAGCGCCGCAGCGCCTCTGCCACCGATTTCTGGTTTTCCGATCGCCCGAGCGAGATGCCCACCACCTTGCGCGTCACGATATCCATGACCGTGGTGATTTCAGGCCGGATCGCATTGTGGCTCACCGGGTCTTCGATCTCGGCATCGAAGGTCTTGCCGTCGGCGGTGTAAACCGTCGCGGGCCACATGTCGTCGGTGGTGCGGGTGACATAGGGCAGGCGCGAGCGCAGCGTCAGCATGCCTTCGCGGCCCACATGCTTCTCGATGTTGTTCATCCGCACCCGCAGGATGTATTCGACCTGCGATTGCGTCAGCGTCATCAGCTGCACGCCGTCCTTTGCAGCCGCCTCCTTGACGTATTCGCCATAAGCATCGGCGATCGAGGGCTTGCCTGGCTTCGCATAGTGCCGAAGGAAGTCCGCAAACGCGGGCGGGATCGGCATTTCCTCTTTCGTCGCAGCGGGGGCGAGCGCCACGACACCCTTTTCGTCGCGCGCCTTGAACCAGTCATAGATCGCGCTGCGCCCAACCGACGGCTTTCCGCGGCGGTCATTCGCCACCACGATCCGCTCCGGATCGATCATGAACCCGGTTTTCAAAAGCAGCGGGCGCGCCAGGCTGGCAATCTCGCGATCCGTCAGGATTTCACCGCGATCGCGCCGCGCCTCGATTTCCTGACGCGCAACCATCGCCGCCTGCGCCTCAAGGAACTGCGCAACGCCCCAGGCGCGCCTCATCCCCTGGGAAATCGCATAGCCCTCGATCGCTTTCAGGATCTCGGCCCGAGCTTCCATCACCTTCCGTGCCCGGGCAGGCAGCGTGCTGGCCTTCAGCGCCGCAATCCGGCGGTCATCTGCCGTGTGCTCAGCCTGCAGACGCGCCGTCATACCTGCCACGATCACGCTGCCCTCATAGGCCATGCGCAGGGGCTCCGGCATCAGGCTGATGTGGTATTCCATCCCAACTCTGCCCACATTCCCGGCGCGTTTCCGGGTGAGTTTGGTGCCAAGGTCGTTCCAGCCCGCACGGGCGGCATAATCCCTGGCCCCGCGCTCTGTCTGCGGGAAGCACGTCAGCCCCTTCGCCCGGGCGATCTCCGCCAGCTCTCGCGCGGTGAAGAACATCTGCGGTTGCGTCACCAGGTCTTTCAACGGTTCACCCTCCGACGAGCGGCCAGCGCCGCGCGGCGTGCCTGCATTTCTTCGATGTGCTCTTCGAGCAGCCGCTCCTCGATCAGCGCGGCATATTCGTCCTCGATCACCGTCAGACCGAACTCGCCCGGAACGAAGCCGAGCAGGTCCCGCGCTCCGGTAACCTTGACGAGCGCGATGAAGGCATCGAGCGGGATGCGATGTTCCTCGGAACCTTCGGAACACCACTTGTTCAGGATCGCTTCCGACACCGGACGACCGAGAAATTCGGCCATTTCGCGTGCGATTTGCGCCCTCGACTGCCCACCGTCACGCGCATCGCGCAGTGCATGGGCAATGATCCGCGCGATCTTGCTGTCCAGCCGCCCACGTCCGATGACGTCGGCGCTGTAACCGATGGCAACCTTTTGCGGCTGCCATTCGAACAGGTCTTTCGTCAGGGGATCGCGGTAGCGGGGACCCATGTCAGATCTTTCCCTGACGACGCAGCGAGGCGATCACCCGCTCCTCATGGGCCGAAACGACCCGGTCGAGCGTGAGATCATCCAGCGCCTCGATCACCCGATGTGCCGCCTGATAGCGCTTTTCGACCTCGCTCGGCCGCGTCCCGGCCTCGATCAGCACCAGCGCATCGGCAACGTTGGCCGCGATCGGCGGATTGCTCATCAGCATGTCCATGATCCGCACTTGCCGCGCCGGGATCTGCTCGGACAACGCCTTGATCTCCGACTGGTTCGAAGCTGTCTTTGTGCCCACCAGACGGCGGCGGCTGTCCGGCGTCAGGCCGGTCCAGATCTTGACGCCGATGTTGATCGCGCGCTTCGACATGCCGATTTTTTCCGCCACTTCGGTGGCAAAACCGAAGATTTGCGCGCGCTCATCACCGGTGGGAAAAGTTTTCCCACCGCCATTTGCGAAGTCGGGGTGCATCCGATCCCAGACCATCTTCAGCTCGTAAAGGTGCTGCGCCCGGTCCAGTGCGGTCAGCTCGTTCCGGCCAAGGTTCTCCAGAACCTCATCCATCCGCGACTCGTCGTCTGAGCGCTCGGAGAGCACCCGCGCCGGGATCGTCTCGCGCCCCAGCTGCTCGAAGGCGCGCAGCCGGTGCAGACCGGCGATCAGCACATAGATCGGAT